TATCAATATTGATATGTTTACATCAAATTTTGATGATTACACAACAAAATTAAATGATTTAGCCCAAAGTTACGACAATGTTAAAACCAATTTAATTTCTAGATTTTTAACAACAGACTCATTAAAAGAGTTTGATACTAGTGATCGTAAAGTTAATTTGATTTTCCAATTATATGGTAAGACATTCGATGATATTAAAAAATACATTGATGGTATTACATTTATGAGAAATGTTAGTTATGATAAAATAGAAAATATACCAGATTTGTTGATAAAAAATTATGCAACAATGCTTGGTTTGGAAACATTTAATATTGAGGATGAAAATACTTTAGTTGAATCACTATTTAGTTATAATACAGAATTAACCAAAGGTACAACACCAGCCGAATTAGACATTGAGTTATGGAGAAGAATTTTAATTAATTCATCCTATCTATATAAGTCAAAAGGTACAAGAAAAGCAATTGAATTTATTCTTAGATTGGTTGGTATACCTGATGAGATTTTTGAGTTAAATGAATATATCTATTTAGCTGAAAAAAAATTAAATGCAATTGATACATTAAATAAAATATATCAGAACTCAACAATTGACGATCCAAATATTTTATTACAAAAAATGCCATTCGATTCTGAAGGATATCCAACTGTGCCGCTAACAATTAAATATCAAGAAAATGGTGGTTTTATTAATGAAAATAAAAAAAATATAGGGTTATTTGATTTTGGTCAATCATATGTGAATGAATTTAAAAAATTTGATTCAGTATTTTTATTTGATGTATATAGAACTATTGATAATGTTAAAAGTTGGACATATAACGATACAGCAGTTCAAAGATTATATGATGATACAAATAGTTATACTGAGTATGAATCTTTAGATACGAGATTAACCATTAATTCAAAAGAATTTGAGGTTTATTTAGCTTTAAATCGTATTTTTGATGTTACCGTTTATAGACAATATTTTAGAAATATTGGTATTGTTAATTCAGATTTAAACATAAGTAAAAAATTCAATGCTGCTGAAACAACATTTAACCAATTTTTAAAAAAATCATTAGATGTTTTCATTAACCCAACAAATAGAAAAACAATTAAAACATACCCATCATTATCTAAAATATATTTTGATTATTTAAAAACAACAACAACCCCGATAGATGGTATGAGATCGTTGGAATTTTTAAATAAATTTGATTCATCTTGGGTTAAATTAGTTGAACAATTTGTGCCATCAACAACAATTGTTAATGCTGGTAAGAAAATACAAAACTCAACTTTTTTAGATAATAAATATAAATACCTACATGGTAAAAATTCAGATGTATCTTGGTTAGGTACTGATGGTTCCGAATTCCAACAAAAAGCCTTGAAACCAGTATATGCTGGTCAAACAAACGTAATAGAAAATAAAGGTAAACAAAAACAATCTATTTTAGGTGAACCGATTAGTTTTGAAGTAACTGGAAAACAATCACCTAAAGTTTTTGGTACCGATCCAACAGTAAATGAATATTTTGGTGTTCATTATACAATGTTTGAATATTGCGATGAGAGTGAAGGTAGATACTATATCTGGGAACCTGGTGTTAACTACGCCGACCCAATATACGGTGGAAATATAAATGCCACAACCTATGATTCAACATCATTCAGATATGGTGTATTTACGATTTACAACGATAAATTATATAGATTAAATACTAGGTTGATTTTTACTGGTGTCACAAATATAAACACAACAGGTGTCACTGAATCACTACAACCTAATATCGCAACAAAAACAGTTAGTGGTATAACTAAAAATATATGGGATCACATACCATATAATATAGATAGTACAATTGCTTATTTCCAAGATTCTGGTGGTCAAACATTATATTCGGAGGAAAAAAGTTTTTATTTAAATACAATTGGTAGAGCTTTAGCGTATATTAGAATTGGTATTGATTTTGATTGCCCACCACCAAGACCACACGTTTGTTATTTTGATACCACAGGTAAAACATTAAACATAACATATAATACATATACAACATATGTTGATGAAACTGGTATAAGTAGAGCTATTAAACAACCTAAATTTTATGGTTTTAGTAAAGATGTATTAACAACGAAACCAAGTGGTGTAATATATGGTACACAAAAAAATTGGGCTAATGATTATAAAAAAATACATAATTGGACAACTGGTCAAACTTATTATTTTGGTGAAATTGTAACAAATGTTGACCCAATAAATAAAGAAAAAATTGTTAGTGGTAGTAGTATTTATATTGTAACTGGTGGTAGTTATACCGCTAATATTACATTCCCAACAGGTACAACAACACCGATTGGCTTAGCACTAATCACAACTGGTACAACTCAAGGTTTACCAGCGATAACTACTAATATGAATAACGGTATACCAACAAGTAATATTGGTGGTCTATACGGAAGATATGAAGATCGAACAAAAAGCGATCCATTAATGCATATTGATCCAGCATATATTAATAAACTATCATTAGACCCTAATTCAAATTTCTTTACGATAAATCTATCTAAATCCATTGGGTTAAGTCATATATTTTTAGGTGACACACCACAAGCAACTTATGTTGTTAGAGATAACTTAGTTAATAATGAACTTTTTGTTAGTGATTCAATATCATTAGAATTCGATGGTTTTTATCCAGTTAATAGAGATAATATAGGGCCATCATACGAGGTACAAACTGAAGATATATTAACACACACTTTAGAAGAGCGTGTTGATCTAAGACCAAATACTAACAATTACATATCAATACAATCATTAAATGAAAATTTTATAACGAGTAGTGATGATTTAGCATTAACATCAACAAATCCTGGATATTACTTAGTAATAAAAGATTCTTTCTTAACTTTTAATTTTACATTATACTTTGAAACTTTAAATAATTTAAGACAAATTGTTGATGTTAAACTTTTAGATGCCAACCAAAATGTATATAATACACAAAGATTTACTTTTAATGGTGATGATGCTGCGGATAGTAGACAATTTAATTTTAATTATGGTGGATTTTTTAAATCTGGTGAAAAAATTTATTTAGCAGTTAACCCAGTTAGTACAACTTGTTCTTTAAGTAGATATGAAAAATTAACTTACTCACATATTGATTTGGTTGAAGAGGATTATGAACAACTAGATGACCCTAGATTTAGAGTTTTATTTAATAATGGTTTTGTTTCTAAAAATAATTATTTTGATGGTTTTAGTATTAAACCAATATATAATTCACAAAATTTAGATACCAATAATTTAATTACCGCGTCTTCATTACAAGTGTTCAATAATATACCTTTATTAAATATTCAATATTCACAAGACCCATCTTATATTATAAATAAATTATATAATAGTTATTACACTAAAAATACAAATACTAGTGTTGTATATGATAAAACACTATACGATAAAGCATTAAATTATGATAAGATTGATTTTACTTTCAAAATTAGAAGTAAAAATGGTAATTTAGTAGGTAATACAATTACACCAAGTGGTAATACAATATCACAAAATGTGGGTTTTGATTCTACTGATATTGAGTTTGAGTTTACATTTAATGATTATTTTTTAGGCGCTTCACCTAGACAAACACAAAATAATAACGCAACAAATGCTATCAGCATTGGTAAGAATATTAGAAAAAGAAGAAACACACACAATCATCTATTTAATTACATACCAAGATTTAGTTATTATAATGGAAGTAACCTTGGTACCGAATCTAATTTAACACAAAATGCTTTTAAATCATATGATGATGGTGTTATTGACTACACTGAATTTGATTATAGTTTTGATTTAATTACACAAATTAGGAATAAAAAAAGATATGTTATTAATAATCCAGAAATGGCTAATTTTGGTATATATAAATTAGAGAATGAAATTTACGAAAGTGAGATATATCAAACAATATTAGATCGTGTACCTTTATTTAATGAACGAATAACAAATTATGGTATTAACGATGTCGTTAAAGTACCAATTAATAATTATAAACTGGTTGTTGATACACCAACTGGTAGAACAATTGAAATTAAAACAATATATAAGTTATATATTTGTATAAATGATATTCATGAGTACCATTGTTATAGATTATCAGCTACAACACCATCAGGTAGTATTAAAGGAGCTATACATGAAATTTATAGACCTAGGGGTGCTAGATCCTGTTTTATTGAAATTGAAAAATATAATCCAACAAATTTTGACCCTTGGGGTTATGAAGATTTACCATTATTAAGTTTAAATAATGCAAATGTTATTGATTATATAAATAAAACAACATTACCGCTTACCTCAACTGGTACAACACAATATAATTATGGTGATATATTTAGATATAATTTTGATGGTAATGATGAATATTTTAAATTTACTTACCCTAAACCATTATTATGGGACACTAATAGACAATATTATAGGGGCGATTTTATTCTAGTTGGTGCTGATGAATCAACACCTGGTTTACCATATTATCGTTTTTATTTTGCGGTAGTTGACAACATTGCTCAAAACCCATTATCCCCATCATCTCAAGGTGTTTATTGGACAAAAATTACACAAGATTCCGATTTATTTAGTCATAAATCATTATTAAAAACAGAGGGTATGGTTAGTGGTGTTACTAGTTTTGGTACCACATGGATAAATTGGGATCCTTATACATCTTTCACAACAACGGTTGTTAAATTACCAAAAACATTACCAGTAAATACTGATGGTGATCCATTAATAGCTACTGGTACAACATAT